TGCGCTGGACAAGGTGCAGAACATAAGCATGACCGCGCAGGATATGCAAATGATGGAGCAGATGAACCTCTCGCTTGATGATGTAGCCCGCTACTACGGCACACCGCGCCCGCTGCTTATGCTCGACACAAACAGCCACTACAATGACTACACCAACGCCACGATGGAGTACTTGCAGCGCACCATAGCCCCCCTGGCGCGCGAGCTTGAGGATTTGTTTGATACCAAGTTCCTGGGTATAGAGGATTTCGGCATTCGCCGCTTCCACCTCTGCGAACTGCCTCTGCTGCGTATGGATTTGGAAAAGCAGGCCAAGGTAGATCAAATGCGCTTGCAAATGGGATGGACGGTCAACGAAATCCGCGCGCAGTACGATATGCCCGCAATTGAAAAGGGCGATATCCCTTACATCTCCACCAACCTTGCGGAACTGGGCAGCGAAAAGTTGAGCGGAACGCCCGGCATGCCTGCACCCGAAGACATTCCCTCCGAGTAAACCCGTGCGCCAGTTGGCGCGATAGATAGACTAAACACACTACGACAATGGATAACAAAGAGAAAAACGAAATCAGAACTCTCGAAGGCGTGCTTGCCGTAAGAGAGACCGAAGGCCAAGAGTCACGCACTATCTATGGCCGCGCCATCGTCTTCGACTCCGAGTCGGAGCTGCTTGACGACTGGGGCATGACGTTCCGCGAGGTTATCAAGCCGGAAGCCGTGACCGAGGAATTCCTCGCTACGCAGGACATCAAGCTGAACATGCTACACGACCGCAAGCAGACAGTAGCCCGGTGGAACAAGGGCAAAGGTTCTCTGCGCCTCACGCTTACGCGCGAAGGATTGGACTTTGAGTTCGAGGCCCCGCGCTGTGATCTCGGCGACCGCTGCCTTGAGATGGTTCGCCGTGGCGACTATTCAGGCTGTAGCTTTGAGTTCTACCCCGACAAGTACGATGTCACCGACCGCGGCAAGAATGACGTGCTTGTGAGCCACCGCTCGCTGAAGAAGATAACCGCGCTGACCATCGGCCTTGATCCAGCCTACACCGCCACGAGCGTTAACGCACGCGAGCTGTATGAGGCTACACCCGACGGCATAGCCGAAAAGCAGGCAGAGGAAGAAGCCAAGGCACGCGAAGCCCAGGCTAAAGCCGAGGCCATGGAAAGAGAAATGAAACGCCGCGTGGCACAGCTCAAGAGCTATGCCGCTTTCGACGAAGATTTTAATTAACCATATATTCACCTTTAACCGATTAAAGTTATGGAAAAACAAACCTACGAATCCCTGCGCGAAAAGCGTAACATCGCACAGGAGAAGCTCGGCAACATCTATGCCGGAGCCGCTAATCGTCCGCTTAACGACGAAGAGAACATCGATGTCCTGAACCTCACCCGCGAGATTGAGCTCGCCGAGCGTGAGATGAAATCCTTGAACATCGAGATGACCCACACCCAGCTCATGGCCGAGCGTGAGAAGGCCGACAAGTCAGCCGCTTTCCGCGAGGTGCTGAAGAGCATCCGCGCAGGCAAGGGCGAGCGTGAAATCCTGCTCAATCCCGCCACCGGCAACGTGACCGCCAACATCGCAGCCTCTGGAGCCATCAACCTCACCGTTCACGACCTCATCCCCACCCTGCACGAAGGTCTTGAGCTGCCTGAAGGCTGTAACCTCGTTACTGGCGTGGTCGGCAACGAAGTGTGGCCTGTAAGCATTAACGATGTCGAAATGGAAGAAGCTGGCGAGGTAGGAACCCTCAACGACCAGGCACTCGATTTCGCCAAGATCACACCCACCGCAAGCCGTATCGGCCTGACCGTGCCCATCTCCAACGCCGCTATCGACAATGCCGCATTCGACGTGCTCGCATTCGTCCAGACGAAGTTCGAGATTGCCCTGCGCAAGTATCTTGCCAAGAAAATCTACTCGCAGGCCGACTGGGACAAGAACAAGGGCCCGTTCTCCGGCATGACCGCCAAGAACATCACACTCGGCAAGGATGCCTACAAGAACATCCTCGCAGCTGTAGCAGAGTTCAGCGACAAGGGCTTCTTCGAGGGCGACGTGTGCCTCGCTATGGACCGCGTGACCGAAGCAGAGCTCAAGGCTACCCCGAAGATTGAAGGTGCCGCTGGTGGCTTCGTAATCGAGAACGGCCTCTGCTGTGGCTATCCCTATCGCGTCAGTCACTTCGTTAACACCACCTTCGACAGTGCAGACAACCTCGTGCCTACCGCCGACAAGTACATCGAAATCGGCTACTGGGAGTGGTTCGCCCTCCAGCAGCACGGAGACGTTCGCCTTTCGGTCGATGCCGTTTCGCAGGCTGTCGCCAAGAAGAACATCACCGCAGTCACGATGAACCTCTTCGTTTCGATGACCGATCTTTCGGTGTACATCAACGGAGCGAACAACACAACCCAGGCATTCGGCCTTTACAAGATCGTCGAGGACGAGCCCACCACCGCCTAAATACTCTCTCTTCTTCTCGGATGGCTTGACATAGTTCCAGCACCTCCCCGCATACGGCGGGGAGGGTTCCGGGAGGGAAAGGATAACGTAACACGCATTGATAATGAGCCTTGCTACTGACCGCATATTCATCGCCGCGCTGAAATCGAATGCCGAGCTGCTATCCATGCTTGGCGGCACGGGCACCACCCAGCCCCGGCTGTACGGCATTGCCATAACTATGCCCGACGAAGACATCGACAACGTACCAGTTCCTTACGCCATCGTGACGTTTGACTCGCTGACAAACGATGTCGAGTCGAAGGATGACAGCTACGAGAGCGACGAGGACACCGTGAACATCGGCATAGAGCTCACGGCAAAGTCGCTCAATGAGCTTCACACCCTCACGCAGAAGGTGCGCGACACGGTGCTCGGTTACTTGCATGCCAACGATACCGACATCGTAGAATATACCTTCTCGGCAGATGCCATTCAGTACGACTCCCTGAAGCCGTGTTTTTGGCAAGTGCTCCGTTATCAATGTCAGGTAATAAACTCATAAAAGCACAAGATTATGAGCACAATCAAAGGCCAGAACCTTCGCATATTTATGAATGGGTCGGTTATTAGTGAGGCGACCAACTGCACGATATCCTACAGCGGTAACGCCGACGATATCAGCACGAAAGACACCCCCAATAACTGGGCGCAGAACCTCAACGTAACGCGCTCGTGGAGCGTAACCGTCGACAGCTTGCAAGCCACACCCGCTCAACTTAAGGCCCTCATCACCGCTATCTCGTCAGCCCAGCCTGTTACCCTGAAATGGGACCAGACAAATGGCACGACGAACAGCACGGGTGTAGGTGCGATTTTCGCACGCACAGGCTCGGCGTTGATGACCGATTTAACCATTACAGCACCGAATAGGCAGCAATGCACGGTCGCTATCCAGTTTCAGGGTAAAGGAGCCCCACAAACATTGTCATGAGGTACGGTCAGTTTCTTCGGTTGTTCATCTCCAATGATGACGACCCCGCAGCAGTAGAGCCAGTATGTGCGTCCACCTCTTGCACGCTGCATATAAGTGCTACCACGGAACAGTCCTCAACAAAGGACACCGAGGGTGATTGGGAGGATTACGAGGTAACCGGGCTTGCTTACGACTTCTCGGCTGACGCCCTTGTCGTTTCGCCCACCAACGATCCAAAGCAGCTTGCTGATTTCATCGAAATGATGGAAGGCACCGAAACCTACATGTACTGGTATCTCGCCACAACCACCGATACGGTGGAGGAAAAGAACAGAGAAGTTGACACGATAATCTGCCACGGCAGCGCATCCATGTCTTCGCTTCAGGTCAACGCCCAGAATCGGCAGAATGCCAGTTTATCGGTATCGTTTGCAGGCTACGGCCCTCTCGTCGTAGAGTCTTAATAACATTGCCTCCCGTCCGTTCTAACGTCCGGGGGGCATTATTGTCTAATTTTTAAAACGGAACTATGAAAGCAGAATCAACCATCCATGTATGCGGATTTGATGTCCGTATGCGCTACTGCGCCGCCGCTGAAACAAGCTACGAGAAGATAAGCGGGCGGCCTATAGATACATTCCTGCCCAGCAGCGGCGAAGACGGCAAGCAACAGCCGCCAAAGGCCATGACCGAGGACTACATCCTTTTGGCCGTGGGTGCTGTTATCGCGGCCTATTCGGCCACGAATGAAGAGCCGCCCGTCAATGCCACGGATATCCTCTACGAAGCAACACCTAACGAGGTCGTGCAGATCGTCAGCGAGGTCGTGAAACTGCGCGCGCAATGGTACGATGTGCCGTCGGTAATCGAGAACGAGGGCAAGCAGGAAGGAGAACAAGAAAAAAACGCCTGACCGCTCACGAATTGTATCAACTCTTCGTGGGCGAGATAGGTGTCAGCCGTAAGGAATACCTTTACGACCTCGACTATTGGGAAATCCTCTTAATCAGTCGCGGATACCAGAACAGGGCGCGGAACCTATGGAGCGCGATGCGCTGGCACGCCTACAACGTGATGAGCGCAATCCCTTACTGCGATTTAAAGAAAGGCGGCATACGCAAGCCGCAAGACCTTATAACCTTTCCGTGGGAGGAACACAAGGCGAGCCTTCCCACCGAGGATGAGAAAGAGGATGTACTGCGCGACATCCAAGCCTTCAGGAAGAAAAAGGGCGGTTAATGACCGCCTTTTTTCAGTATCTGCTCCACCATGTCGAAATCCTCGTGCACGCTCTGCGCGAGTACCTTTGCATA